ACGCTGATAGTCTCAGCAAACTTCTGTGCAATCGTTCGGTTAGCAGTAGTTACCTGCGTGTATTTTGGGATTAAAGTTGCCATATTATCCTACTTTCCATGAAGTGCCATCGTGATATACAGGTACACCTACTGCGCCGCCACCTACTACTGCAGAACCAAATGTAGGTGTTAAAGCATCGGTTACAAAACTTTTTGCGCCAGCAGAACCTGTTGGTAAATTTGCTACTAAATATGTTTGTAATTTAAGTAATCCATTGACTGTTGTAGTGCTTGTTCCTGTTGTAGAACCTATTGCAATGTTAGTTGTTGAGGTTGCGTTACCTGCTGTGCCAATATTAACTGCTTTTGTTGTAGCTGCTGCAGTTATACCAGTTGCAATATTGACTGTCTGTGCGGCTGTAGATTGACCAAATGTCAATGTGCCTGTTTGTGCTGAGTTACCAATTGTTACCGTACCTGTTGTTTGACTGCTACCAATAACAATAACGCCAGTAATGGTACTCATGGTGACATTGCCACCTAATGTAGCTGGTTGACCAAGAGAAACTACTATACCACCACTAAATATTTGTTGAGCAGTCCATGTTTGTGCAAGCCCTAATACAGCTAAAGTTGAACCAGATAATACAGGTAACTTATATGAATATGTTGTGCCTGTCGTTAGTGTGCTTAAATCAAAGTTAGCTTGCTTGGTAGCATCAGTAGCATCTTGTAAAGTAAATCCTGCGCCTGTCACAGACATTGTTGGGCGAATACTTAATACTACTGATCCTGCTGTACCTGTTACGCCATAAGATGTTCCCCATGCACTACCTGTTGAGTTAGCAATACCTGCGCCAGGATAAACCATACTAGTTGGGACTGTGGACCATTGCAACGTAGCGCCATCCCAATATAAGTATGTGCTTGAAACGGTAGGCGCCGCAATAAAGCTAGTGGTATCAGCAGCCGTTTGATATGCTATACGATTAGCCGCACCGCCAACAAGATTAGATGCTTTACCTACCGTTATCGTCGTAGGGTTAGTCCATTGTGGAGCTGTACCACTAGAAGTAAGCATATAGGTGCTTGACCCTATGGCTAGTTTACTTAACGCTGTACCTGACGCGTAATAGCTTAGATCGCCTACGGCATAACTTGTTAGCCCTGTACCACCATAAGATGTAGTAATCGACGTTGCGTTCCATGTACCTGACGTTAATGTACCTACACCTGTAACGCCTGTGTATGCACCTTGAATACGGGCTGTATTAATGTTACCGCTAACAATCTGTGTTGCGTCAATTGCTATCGGTACATTACTTATATTTGTAATACCACCATACGCATCTATAGTTACTTGCGCTACATTTGTAGCTGAACCATACGTGCCTGGCGTCGTTGTATTAGCCCCTGAGTACGCTATCGAGTATAGGTTATTAAAAAATCTAAACCATTCATTTGCCACAATACCTGTCTGAGGATCGACAAGCGAAACTCTAGGTGCAGGTATTCGTGTGTAGTTAAGCGTTTGTGCCATTTAAGATTAACTCCGCACCCATAATAGCTATCTTAACTGGATCAGTTCCTGATACTTCATACACACGATCACGTAGCTTTTGTGTCATCCCTAGACGACGCCAAATGTTACGGTACCCATACTCACCAATTCTACCCATTGATTTCCAATGTTCATTAGACCACGTATGGCCGCCATCGTCAGACCAACGTAGCATGGCTTGAGGATCATTACCTTGGCCTACTGCTAACCCTACACCCGACTCAATCTCTAACTGTAAGCTATGTTGTGCAGTACGATTTAAGTTATTTTGACCGCTAGGTAATGCTCTCCATGAACGTAACCATTTTTGCGGTGCGCCATTATCAGCATAGACATCTAAGTCAAACTTATATATGTTACCGTTTACATAGTCCCCTACTAATGTAGTAGACTGAAAATTACATTGGCAGTTTGAACGATGACGTGCAAACTCACCATTATCCAAACTAGCACGTTCGTGCCATGATCCTGTTGCTACGTCATACACCCATGTGGCGTTTGCTGTAGGAAAACTAATCACATAGAACGCATGGCCTTCTTGTTGGTATGTGTACGCTACAGCATCTGATATATTGCCATAGTTTTGTATTGCATACTCTACCGCATGTGTTGATACGCGCTGTGCTGCGTAGCCGTTAGACCTAAACACAACGCCAAACCCACGAGGATCGTTACCTAGCCAAAAGAGAGAGTTATCTAGCTTGGCTACGGAATATGCTGCAATACAGCCTGTCTCGTTAAATGCACCTTGAATAGGGATTAATGGAAAGTCTGCAGCGCCTGAATCGTACCACACTTCAGTAGTATCCGTGCCAAACACCCATAGTTCCCTATGAATAGTGTTAACTGCTACCACACCATCAGGAGCGCCTTCAGCACTAGCAAAGTCTAAAGGGTTTATTGATGTACCATCAAGAAGTTGAGTAATCCAAATCTTTTGGCTATCAGGTTCGTTGTATACAAAATATCCATCTAAATAACACACAGTTCCTGCGCCTGTAAAGTCAGGATCGGTAATCTTACCGAACGCATTAGTGACTTCGTTGTAGATGTAGCCTAACGGGTTAGCGGCTATAAATATCTGCGTACCATTGTCAGCAAATGTGACTGGCCCTGACCCTAACACTTCACCGATGTATTCTGAGGTGTAATCTTTATTAATACGGTAAAAGCCTGTACCTGATACGCAGTATGCATCTGCACCATTTGTTTGATGCGTCCACAGACCTCTAATAGGGCCTGTACCTACGGTGCATAATGTTGTTAGTCCTGGTGCGCGGTTAAGAAAGCCTATCTCTAATCCGTTCTCAGGCGTAGCTTCAGGGTATAAATTAATCATGCGATTATCCGCAGCATTAATAGACCGAGCTACATAAGATTGACCTAAGATAGGACTTTTCATTAATAGTTACCAGCAAAAATATTAAAGCGTTGACGAGTAGCCACAATGCTGTAAGGCATAGCCATAATATCGTCTGGATTATTCTGACGTTTTAAGTCACGTTTAGATGTCATCGCAAGACGTGAGATTGTTGGAGATGGCTCTACGCCAAACTCAGGCGCTATTTCACAAGCTAAGTTATATCTAAACGCACGTAAATAACCTGGCGGAAGATACAACTCTGTTGATAATGTAGCTGGTTGATCAATCTCTTGAACTGAAATAAAATGCCATTCCAAAATCTTTGTTGGTTTTGGATAGATAGTCATTGTAATGTTAGGGTATTCCATGTTAATCCACATCACTTGTGGATACGTAGAAGTTACAGTTTTAACGGCGATGCCGTCATATTGTTGTTGATTGATAAACTTAATGCCAAAAGAAATACCGTTAGTTGGGTCTTTAAAATAAGTTGAGTCATCTAATGCGACTGGGCGAGCGCCTACAAAATCACCTGTAGGACCTAATGTTTGGGTAAGTAAACCTGGTTGCCACAAATACACTTGATCTATAGTGTTATAGATCATCAAGCGTTCTGTGTTCCAACTATCTATCATTTGATTTAGTGCAGTCAACGCATCTTGTGATGTCGCTGCAGATGGAGTTTCACCTTCGGCTAAAACACCGAGTAATCGTAACGCTCCATTAATTTGATCGCCAGCCGTTGCCATAATAAGGCTCCTTATTCTTTTCTACGTCGTTTAACTTCCAGTTCATTGACGGGAGCCGCAACTACTGTTGGTTTAGCAGGCGTATCTGGATTATACTCTATCCAACCGTTTTGTGCATCTGCTTCTACTTCTGCTTCCATATAGGCAATTTTAGTGCCGTGTACTTCATGTTTCAAATAAGTAATAGCCATTTTTTATCCTATAAATAAGGGCCGAAGCCCTTATTTTTATTGACAATGAATCAATGCAAAGTTAATGATAACAGCTTCAGACAATGTACCACCTGAAATATTACGTAATGTGATGCTTACAGTTCCTGCGCCAAGAGCGTTAGCAAATACGTTATATGAACCTGGTGTAGTTTGACCACCTGAGATTGTTAAGATAACAATATCATTTGCGCTAATGAAAGAATTGTTTAATGTAAATGTTGCGTTAGTAGCTGTAGCCAATGAAGCGTTGTTCATTGTAATTACGCCCGCAGATTTGTTTAATGTTACTGCCGTTGATTTACTTGTT